ACAGCTACTGTAACTGCTGCTTCTCTCCCAGTATCAAATACAATCACCTATACAGCTGCTAATACATACACAGCTGGTCAGACAGTTACAATCACCGGCCTTGGTGCTACAGCAACACCTACAGTTACCTCAGCTACTATTAACGGTACGGGTGCATCTACTACTGTAACATGGGCAACCACTAACACCACAGGTATTGTGGTAGGTTCTATTGTTACTGTGGCAGGCGTAACTGGTGCTACTACAGGTAGCTTTAACGGTACTTACTATGTAAGCGCAGTTACAGCTAATACAAGCTTCACAGCTGCTGTAGCCTCACCATCTACTATCGCAGGTACTGCAGTATTTACTGGAGCTACCTTCTCAGTAACATCTGGTTACAACATCACAGGTACAATCAACTCTACTGGTTTGACAACCTCAGCGTTCGCTATTACTGTGACCCCTACAGCAAGCCAGACCTTGCCTGCAGTTGCTTTGTCAGCTCAGACTGGTACAGCTTCTGGAGTAGTAACCACGCCTTCAAACAACTCGTTTACGTTGACAGCTCTTAACCCAGGTTCTTGGGCAAATAGCTACTCAGCACAGGTAACTCCTGCTGGTGTCTCTAGCCGCTTTAACCTCACTATTTATGCAACAACTACATCTAGTGGCGTAACTTCAACAAGCGTTGTAGAGCGGTATTCTGACCTAAGCATGAGCTCAACTGATGCTAACTACATCGGTTCTATCATCCCTGCTTACTCTGCAGTTGTTACTGTAGGAAGCATCGATAGCACTAAGAACCCATACACACTTAACGCTAACCCAACTTCGCTATCTGGCGGAACAGACGGTACAGCACCAACACTCTCAGACTACACCACTGGTTGGACTACATTTGATAGTGTTAATAACTCAATCGTTGTATACGCTCCTGATGCTCCATATGCATCTACGAGCTCACTATGCAGCCAGCTTCATGGCGCCGCAGTAACTTATGCTGCAGGTCGTACAGATACGTTTGCAGTTATCGATACACCATCAGGATTGGCTAACGCAACAGCTGCTCAGTCTAGCGTATCCACCACAGCCTCTAACTTCGCTGCATCTACCTCTGGTGGAAGTGCGGCTGCTTACTGGCCTTGGTACAACATCCCAGATCCAAACAAGGCTATTGGTGCTCTTCGTCTTCAGGCTCCTGGCGCAGGTGTAGTTGGTCAGTACCTCTCTACAGATGCTCTTCGTAGCCCAGCAAAGTCTCCAGCAGGTCTTCTAAATAAGATGGCTCTTGCAGTGTCTACTGAACACTTGTTCACAAACGCTGAGCTAGATGCAATCAACACCTCTGTTGACCCAATCAACCCAATCCGTCAGGTTCCAGGTTCTGGAATTGTGATCATGGGTGCTCGTACTATGGACAACACGCCAACCAATCGCTATATCAATATCCGCCGTTCTCTTATCTACATTGAAAAGCAGATGCAGAACCTAAGCTCTTTTGCTTTGTTCGAGAACAACGATACCCGTCTATGGAGCAAGCTCCAAACAATCCTAGGCTCGTTCTTGTTTAATTACTGGAACTCAGGTGGACTTCGTGGAAGCTCTCCTTCTCAGGCCTACTACGTAAAGGTTGACTCATCTACTACAAGCTTTAGCGATATCCAAGCCGGTATCGTAAATATTGAAGTTGGTGTGGCACTACAATATCCAGCAGAGTTCGTTGTCATTAAGCTTGGACAACTTACCGGAAATGCTTCGGCATAAGGAGATAGATAAAAATGGCACAGCAAAATAATGGCTCATCACCATCACCAGTTACTAACTCACTTAGTAATTTACTTACTGATCCAGTACGTAATTTTAAGTTCTTAGTAACCTTTACCCCTACCGAAAGTGCCGGAGATACGGCATCTTACGGATCAAACTTTGGTTCAATGGGGTTCGTATCTGTTTCCGGATTAAGTGTTGCTACTGAAGCAATTGCTTACCGTGAAGGCGGATACAACACCAATACACACCAGATTCCTGGACAGTCTGCCTTCACACCAATTACTCTCTCTAAGGGAGTTATGTTGGGTCAGGGAGACAATGCTCTTTGGATGAAGCGTTTGTTCTCAGTTCTTACTTCAGGATCTCCTGCCTCTACAGGAGCTACTGCGGGAGTCGGTGGAGGATTCCGCTGTAATTTGGATATCCAAGTACTCAGCCATCCAAACCCACAGGCTACTACTGGACAAACAATCAACCTAGGTGGAGGCGCCACTGCAGGTGTTACTGCCCCTACCCCACAAGAGCAACACACGTCTTTACGCTTCCGCGTATATCGTGCATGGATTACAAACTTGTCATACAGCAATCTAGATGCCGGCTCAAACAGCATCATGGTTGAAGAGATGACAATTGTCCATGAAGGTTGGGATGTAACATACGCAACCAACTACACTGTAGCGGGATCAGCACCAGCAATTAATAACGGCTAACTTCTAATCTAATAAGGAAAATAACATGTCTAATACAACGACTATAACAGCGGAACAAAACCCAGCTCTTCTTAACAAGCTAGCTCAACAAGCTATGACTGAACAGGAGGCAACTGTTGCGGCAATTACGCCAGAAATCCAGTTGCCTCCTAGTCCAGAAGTTGAGCTACCAGGAGGATTGCTAGACCCTATTTCAGGAGTCATCAATACTGCTGAGGTAAGAGAACTGAACGGGGCAGATGAAGAAGCGGTAGCTAAGCTCAACAATATTGGCAAGTCCCTATTGCTTATTCTTGAACGAGCTACTGTGAAAATTGGAGACGAACCGGCTTCTAAAGATCTTCTAGATGCAATGTATGCAGGAGATCGAGAGATGCTGTTGCTGGCAATTCGCAAGGTTACCTTTGGATCTGATGTAAAAGTAGGTCCAGGAACTTGCCCAAGTTGTGGCACTGAGCAGGTGTTTGATATTGATCTAGATAAAGATGTTCCTATCAAGACTTTAGATGGTGATCGTAAGTTCACCGTAAAGTGTAAGGTGGGAGAGGTAGAGGTAGTCTTCCCTACTGGCTCTACCCAGAAAGAAATGGTTGCGTCTAACGACAAAACCTCAGCAGAATTAGATACAATTTTGCTAAAGAACTGCGTAAAGGCTATTAACGGAACCCCGGTATTAAACCCAGAGGTTGTTAGAAGCCTAGGTCTAAAGGACCGCAGAGAACTTTTGAACGAAATCACAAGCCGTAACCCAGGACCACAACTCGGAGCTATTACAAAGGAATGTCAGTCTTGCGGCCAGGAGGTACCGCTTCCGCTAACACTAGCGGAATTGTTTTAAGGGAGAGATTGACTACACCCTTTTAGTGGAAACCTTTGACTATATGAGTCAAGGTTACCCTGGATGGACTCTGGAAGAGATACGGGCTCTAAGTTTTAGAGAACGTTTGATGTGGTTAGGTAGATTGCAAAATCGTTTAAGGCGGTGATTTAACTGAGTAGTAGTAACCTAGGTATAGCCTCTGATGGGCCACAAGCACCTAAAGTTAATGAGAAGGCACTCTTTGAGGATTTCCCCAAAGAGATGCTTCGCCTGTTCAAAGAAGTTGAAAAGTATGTAGATGTTATCTCTAAGAAGTGGTCAGACACTCTTAGAGAAACAACTAATGCCACTAACGGCATGGCTAAAGACAGAACTGGATCAGGACGACTTGGTTTAGGTTCTTTCTCTAAAGCTGAAAAGATGGGCATCGGTTTAGGCCTAGCAGCTTTTGGTGTGGGCAGCGCAATGTACCGTATGTCGCCAGATACTATGGCGGCTGTAACTCAACGTATTACTGCTGATTCTTATGCCGGTCTAAGCGGAATGTCTTCTCGTCAAGCTATTGTTGGAGCAAACAAAGCTGTTGGCGGTGGCGCTACAAGCGCTATGGGCGCAGTACAAGCGCAGCAAGCTTTATTCTATAGCGGCTATTCTGCAAACTCCTTAAGCTCTAAGACCATAATGGGACAGCTTTCTGGAATGAGCGCTTTCTCTGGCATGACAAATCAGCAGGCTGCTGCAGGTGCTGGCGCTATGAACGGCATGATGTTCCTACGCATGGGCGTAAACATCCGTGACTCTCAAGGCAACCTAAAGCCTATGGACCAGATTATTAATCAGGTCTACAACTTCTTGTACCGTGGACAAAAGATCACACAGGAACAGGCGGCTACTCTTCGCAACCCTAATAGCAAGGGTGCTCGATCTATCCAGGCAATTGCCGGAGGAGATCCAAATCTAACTGAACTTATTACTTCTGGACTTATTGCACGAGCAAGCACGAATGCTAAAACATTTAGTGCTGCAATGAATAACAAGGATCCAAACAAGATGTTGGATCTTATGGGTGTGGATAAGAGCAGCCCTATTCGTGCAAACTTTAGAGGTTCCGCTGCTCAAGCTAAGGTTCTTCAAGCTACTGAACAAGGTTTAGTAGGTGGATACGATGCTGCCGTAAGAACTAATGCAGCACTTACTAGTGGCTTTGCTGATCTTGCTAACGCACTTGGTCCGGTAACAGAAGCACTTATGACATTCAAGGGCGCACTACAGACCTTCCCTAATACAGGCAACGTTGGTAGCACTATATCTAGTGTGGGCCGAACTGCTATGAACATAGGACAAGACTACCTTGCCTACAAGGCAATCTCTAAGTACGGACCAAGTATTTTAGGAAAGCTAGGAGTTAATGTTGGAGAGTCTACACTAGGAGCTAAATTAGCTAAATCTAAGGTAGCTTCTAAAGGTGGCAACATATTTGGCAAAGCATTTAATTTTGTAAAAAGACAGTTCCACAATCCTCTAAAGGGAGGAAGTCTTTTAGAAGATGTGGGGTTGGCCGCAGAAGACATACTAGCTACTGGAGAAGTAGCTGCTGTAGCTGCCGGTGGTCCTAAAGATCATGGTGGCGTAGGCACGGTAGGAAAGAACTCTAAAACTCCGGCAGTTGCTGCCGGCCCTTCTATTCTTCCTGTACCTAAGTCCACGCCTATAACCCAACCATACGGACATAACGGACACCCAGGAACAGACTTTGGTGCTCAGCTAAAAACTCCTGTAACAGCTATTAAAGCTGGAGTAGTATCAATCATAGGTAACGAAGCTAACGGTTATGGTAACTGGGTCGAAGTAAAGCATGAAGATGGAACTGCTACTCGTTATGCCCACCTACAAAGCGTAAAGGTTACTAGAGGGCAAAAAGTAAAGGCCGGAGAAGTAATTGGTTTCTCTGGTTCTACTGGACGCTCTACCGGCCCACACCTTCACTTTGAAGTTCTTGTTAATGGTAAGAAGGTAGATCCTACCCCATACCTAAGCGGGGCCTCTCCTCAACCACCGCTTCCTCCTCAGAGCACAACAGTATCTTCAAACAGCTCAAGAAGCGGATCTGTTAGCCAAAGAAACTTTGCATCTGCTGATATGTCTGGTGGGAGCTCTCTATCTAGTTCTGACCTACAAACTATCCTTAACTCTTCTTCCGCATCTTCAGCGCTATCAGGAATCACAGATCCGTTTGGAAACGGTGGAGCAAAGAATATCGGAAAAGATAAATCTCTCTCTTGGATTTCAGGAACAGTCAAGCCTACAAGAGGAATTATTTTAGGTACAGGCAGCAAGCTAACTTGGGCAAAGACACTTCTTGCAAAGCTTGGCAAGCCTGTAACAAAAGAGAACATCAATGCCTTGACTACATGGGCAGCTTGGGAAGGCGGTCAGTGGAAGAACTCTGCTCACTATAATCCCCTAAACACTACACAGCAATATAATGGCTCAACGTCAATGAATGATTTGGGCCATGGCATGGGTGTACAGGCCTATAAGTCTTGGGAGGACGGCTACTCAGCTACCATCCAAACTCTTAATAATGGTAGATATAAGAACATTCTATCTGCCCTTTCTAAGGGAACAGATAGCGCATCAGTCCTAACTGCTGTAGACCACTCACCTTGGGGAACTAATATTCCTGGATATGGTGGTCCACATCAAGGCATGAACGTAGGCTCTGTTGGAGCAGGAACTGCAATGTCTGCTGTAAGCTCTGGTACCATTTCTTCTAGAGGCGCTAGCGGCACAGCAACTGTCAACTTGAACATGACAGTTAACATTAGAAACGCCGGCGTTGCAGAGACAGAGCGACTAGTAAGTACTGTAGCTGCTCGCCTAAAGAAAGAATTATCAAGCAATCCGTATTCTCTAGACAGACTTGGACACAGTTTATAATGGCATACTCATACCACTACACCGTCTCCACCTATGTAGATTGGCAGACTGCTGCTTACGCTAACCAAGATTTAAGCCTTCAAGCTCAGAACATTGCTGTTCTTGAAAACAATTCAAACTTTCCAAACCTTGTTTTAACCTATCAAGAAAACAAGGGAAACTCTACAAAGCCTACAAGCCCCACAGTAGGAGTAGCAACTACTGCCAACAACAGCATGGTTATTGAACCTAACTTTCAAGTTATATACGCTTTCAGAGTTTACATGTACGATGATGGAACAAATGGAAACGGTGCTGCTAAGTTTTATTGGCTTGGGTCTAAAAGTAAAAGTGCTACAAACGTTAACGGAAAAAATGCTAACATAGTAGATAACGTAAAGATTACAGTCGCTAACACAGGAAACATGTGGCCTGGCGGAGTTCAGGGTGGCACAGGAACTACTTACTATGGTGGCTATAATATTACTAATGGCGGAACTACTAACATTACAACTCAAAATACAAATGGAGATGTATTTAAAGTAACTGTAAGTCCTAAAGCTACCGGCTGGAATATGTACAATGCGGTTACCTTTAACGCCAATATTATAAACAATGGTCAGTTCTATGATGGTAACGCTAACCCTCAACATCCTACATTGTTAGGTATCTGCCCAGGCTTCAATGTAAGCACTAAGAGGACTACCCCGCCAGTACCAGCTAACATGACCTCCGCCATTACAGCTACTCAGGTGGCTGTATCAAATGGTGGTTGGCCATTGTATGGGTATCTGTACTATGATTACTGTGGGTTGTTTAATGGGACCACAAAACCTCAATGGGTTGGTATAAAAATTGCTGCTAATGCAGGGCCTAGCGGAATTACTAACGGAACATATAACTACACAGTTTATATATCTGATATAAATGGGTCTACTCCTAAAGCTATCGAAACAGTTACCAATGAAAAGATGCCTACTAATGCGTCTTCTATTGGAACTATGGCAGGACCAAAACTATCAGCGGTATTAACTAAGGCGAGGCTGGCCATTCTTGCTAACTGCAACAACACAGGGTCAACTACTGCTACAGGACCCGGGGGGGCTACGCCTCCAGCAGATGCAATAGGACCTACTGTCGAGCCTGCTGAAGAAGAACGCTACAACCCACCTCCACATATTGGAGCTAGGGATATTTCTTATGGTCAGAGAATGATGCAGAGCAACGCTATCGTAAAAGATCCGGATGCTTTGAGCGCTTACTACGAAGCTATGGCTCAACCTGCAATTAAACCTATGAGCTTAGGCTATAGCGGAGAAAATAAAAGGACAGCGAATCTAGGTAGAATCATTCAAGACTCTCAAGGAGCTAAGGCTTTGAATACAAACCCAGATAACCTTACCTTTGACTCTAAGAACTATACAGGATCTAAGCTTTGGGGCTTTAGATTTATGTACAACCCTCAGACAATTAACTATACGACTGCTTCTGATAACTCTATTGACTGGAGTCTTGGAAGAAAAGATCCTGCGGTTTTACTTGCTGGTAACCAGAACGTAACTGTACAGCTCTATATAAACCGCATTCCTGATATGGCGTATCTAAGAGAGTATACAAGTACTGCCCATAAAGGCTCTGTTTCTTTAAGCCAAGCTTATGGGCATGCTATAAGCGACAAGGCTATTCAAGGAATTCTTAACCGAGGAACTGAATATGATATTGAATATCTATATAGAGTAGTAAATGGGGATCCCCTAAAGAACTCATTACTGTTCGGAAGTAGCTATAACGAACCTACATCAGACTTTGGGTACACAACAGCCATGCCATGTTGGATGCATTTAAACGATAACATGAGATACTTTGGTTCGGTAGCCAGCATCTCAGTAAACCATGTTATGTTTAATCTAGACATGGTTCCTATTCTAAGCACTGTCACTATCGGCTTTACTAGATACCCTGCCCTATGGAACGGCACACTGTTCTCTAAGCAAGGCGGAGCCGCATCTATTGCTAAGGACCTTAATGCTCAAAACGCTGCAGCTAATACTACTGGTACTGGCACTACCCCACCTAAGAAGCCATAAGGATAATATAAATGATCGGAAGAACTTCTAGATACTACACTGGTCCTATTGCCCAGCTTAAAGATAAGAGTAGCGGCGAGTACGTAATCTCTGTATACAGAAAATTTCCTAGTGGGGAATCAGTTAACTATGTTCCTTATACCTGGAAAGAAAGAGATGAGCTTGCTCTGGTTGCAGATGCTTTTAACATACAGCCTAAGTTTTGGTGGAAGATTACTGATCTTAATCCAGAGCTATTAGACCCATTCTATATTGACCCTGGAACTGTTATAAGGATTCCATATGGAAACTAGTCTAGTAAACCCACTTAGAAACTTTATATGGAACGCTTCAACTAACCCAGCGTTTAACGCTACCTTTCCCAAAGCTCCTGATATGGACCTGCTTCTTATTGGAGCGGAGCTTCACCAGGACATGGAAGCACATGATAGATTGGTGCTGCACTATAAAGGAACTCCCTACATAGATAGAGAGGCCCTTACTAGCCACGACCCAATTATCTTTACTGTTACTACAGAGAGTGGTGTAGGCCTGACTTGGTACGGATATATAAACCACACTGTTCAAAGTCATGGGCTTGATGGCGGAAACACAGATATAGTATGTGTTGGTGCGTCTAGATCCCTTAAAGATACAGACCAAACTATTTACACCAACCTTACTTCAGATCAAGTGGTATCTAAGATCGCAGCTAAGCACGGCTTCAGCGCAATCTGTCAGAGAGACCCTAGAGTTAGAGACAGCGTAGCTCAGTCTGGTCAAAGTGACTGGCAGCTTATCAAGAGTCTTGCAAAGCAATCTGGGTTTGCGCTCTACTGCTCAAACACTACTATCTTTTATATGTCTAAGGATAAAATTTATAACGCTAAAAAATATGCTGCCCCATACTTTATATACGTGGACTCTGAGGAAGGCGGAGCAGTGACTCCAGCCCTAAGAGGTCTTGGAAGCATTCTAAGCTTCAGCCCTGAAGTATCAGACAATGCTCCTGAAATTGGCGTAAGGGTAGATCGTGTTGTTACTGGAATTAATAAGACTACCGGGCTAGTAATCAAGACAACCCACCCATATGTTAAAACTCCTAAAGGATCTAAGGGAGTTGTAAAGCCGTCTGCGGGGTACTTCCTAGTATGAGCAGTAATTTTTCTAATGACTCTGGGGTTGCCTCAGACTCTATCTTTAAAAAGCACCATGTTAGAGACTTAGTAGGCAGCCTAGCTGAATCTAAGCTTCTTGCAGATGGGTACAGCAATGTACATAAATGGCAGCATAGAGCAAAAGTACTTCTTGTAGGAGACCCAGCCTTGCGGCCATATGACCCCATCTATTTAGATGGTCTTCCTAATGGGATGTCTGGGTACTGGATAGTACTATCTATTATACATAGATTTGGTGGATCACCAGCTAACTATGTTGTAGAGGTAGAAGTCGGTACTGATATTTTAGGAGATCAAAATCCTTCTGCAGCTTATGCTGGCGGCACTAGAGATGTACAGGCTGAGATTGCCGGTCAAGCTCTTATAGAAGACGAAACTATTATGATAGACGTATCGACCTCACCTAACTCTAGTTCCTTTACTCCATCCACTGGAGTAGTACCTCCAACTGCAGCTACAAAATCTTCTGATGTTGCAGTCCCTACTGTCTCTGGTTCAACGCCTTACTTAGGATCAGCACCTAACACATCTAATGTAAAACCTGTAACTAGATTTAGAGCTAAAAAGAATGGTACACTGGTAATATGAGACAACATGAAGCACATGAGAGTGAGTATGGGCATGACCCACAAGGTCGACCTATACTTCCTGGTATATACTCTGCTGTCGTCATTGATAACAAAGACCCATTAAACAAAAGCAGATTAAAAGTCCAGGTATATCAGGCAACCGGAGTTTCTAAAACTAACTGGATTCCTGGATGCTTGCCGGTAACAGACACCTCGTATCACCCTGACCACAAGGCGCATCTAGCATCTGATATAGCTAACATGCTAACAACTACCTCGGTAGCGGCTGCTGGAACAGGTTCAGGATCCTCAGCAACAGGTGGGGCGGTTACTGTTACAACCTCTACCACAATACCTGCTTTAACTATTGTTGCAAAGAACTCTACGTACCAGCTCAACCATGCCCACGCAACCCCTACTAAAACAATGTTGGCCACAAATCAACAGAACATTAGTACTGTTAAACCTACTATCAGCAGCACTACAGACTCTTTAGAGAATAGCGCATACCCAGCAGGAACCTACGCACCTAACCAAACTGGAACTTTAAACGACATCACTAACTCAACCACCCCAGAGCATACCTTCCACAGATCTGTACCGGCTATCGGTCAGTTGATTTGGGTCATGTTTGTTGGAGGTTTACCAGATAATCCTGTTTGGATGGGAGTACAAGCATGAACACAGACGTAGCTATTTCATACCCATATACGGTAAGTCCGTATGGAGTTGTATCTACAACCACCCTTAGCTCTAAGATATACTTAGACAGGGTTCTTACCTTGTTATCAACAAGCGTAGGGCAAAGGCCAATGCTACCTACCTATGGTGTGGATTGGCACAAGTCTATGTTTGAGCATGACGGGGATGCTCAGACTGCAATACAGGCAGCTATTAGAACTGCTATAGCTATTTGGATTCCTGCGGTAAAGGTAGACCGAGTTGACGTTCAATACAGCTACTCTAGCGGTGTTGAGTCTGTACAGCTATCTCTTATACTGCCGGACAGTACACTAATTTCAGTACCAATCAATACAGCAATTATATCTATCGACGGATTTGTAAGCTAGAAAGGTAAACCATGGCACAAATTGACTACACCTCTAGAGACTTTGACTCTCTTAAATCTGACCTGATTGCTCTTATTGGAGCAAGAACAAGTTCTACTGGTTACACCTGGAACCCTACAGACTACTCAGATTTAGGTAACGTGCTGGTTGAAGCATTCGCCTATATGGGCGACGTCATGTCTCACTACCTAGACCGAGTTGCAAATGAAACTACCGTTGATACAGCTGTGCAACTAAGCACATTGTTAAACTTTGCTAACCTTGTAGACTACAAGCCTTCTGGTCCTACACCTGCAGCTATCAATATTACTTTTACCAATAACACTACAAACTCTATTGACATTCCTATTGGAACCCAGGTTATGGCGCCGCTATCTTACGGCCCATATAGCCAGGTATACTTTGAAACTACTGCTGCATATCCTGGCCTAGCTGCTGGAGCATCAGTAACCTTGGCAGCTCTTGAAGGCAAGACGGTAAACACAGACCGACCTGACCTTATCGACAGCACATATAACAAGGCTTTGCCGGTAAACCTGGGTAACTCTACTGGAGCTACAAACCAGAACTTTACTATCGTTGATAGTAATATCATTGATAGTTCTTTGGTAGTTTACGTAGGACAAGGTGTAGCTTTTACCCAATGGGCATATGAAGACTCTCTTCTTGAATGGGGATCTACAGATGCTGTCTTTACTACACAGAGAAACCCAGATGGAACTACAACTGTTATCTTTGGAGACGGAGTTAACGGCGCTATTCCAGCAAGCGGACAAATCATCAGCGCCCTGTACAAAGTAAGCGTAGGTGCTGCAGGAAACGTTAAGTCAAACTCTGTTACAGAACTCACCTTTGTTCCTGGAAACTTAGACCCTCAGGTTATCTCATACCTTACAGTGTCTAACTCCCTACCTGCTTCAGGAGGAGCTGACCCAGACAACACAGCTCAAATCAGACAAAAGATTAAGGCTGCACTATTTACTCGTGGAAGAGCAGTAACATTAGCAGACTACGCAAACCTAGCTTTGATGGTATCTCAAGTAGGAAAAGCTAATGCTTCAGCTTCAGTCTACTCTGCTGTAAACCTATACGTTCAGCCACAGAACGATAACTCTCCGGCCCCAGGTTACCCACAAGCTACCCTAGTAAGTAGCACCTCTGCTGCAGTAAGTAGCGGTACTGCTATCACATACACTACAACAACTGCTCATGGATTTGCAGTAGGTGACTATGTGAACATCTCGGGCTTGCTCCCTATAGCCTATAACCTATCAAATGCTCAGATTGCAACTGTACCTACAACTACTTCTTTTACAGTTACTAGCGCTTATGCAGCTGGCAATAACACTAACGTACTTGGTGGTTATGTAATTGACTTGACCCCTACATCTTCTTTCTCAGGAACCCTGGTCCCAGCAGTTACAAAGTACATGTCAGATAAGATTCCTGCAGGAGTTAGCCTTACAGTTCTTCCACCAACATACGTACCTGTCTACCTAACAGTGACAGTAACTGTCTCTGCTGCGTATAAGAATACTGATGCGAAGCTAGCTGTGTATCAGGCTATGCTTGGTTCTGGAGGCATGTTCTACTATAACAACAACATCTTTGCAGGCACCGTCTATCTTGCAAACGTCATCTCTACAATTAAGAACGCCTCTAGTGGAATTCTGAACGTAAGCGTAACCCAGTTAAACACAACAAACGCAGCTACTGCTGCAGACATCACGTTAACTGCTAGCCAGATCCCATTCTTAACAGCAGCAAACCTAATCATTAACGCTACTGGTGGAATCTAAAAGGAGTAATAAATGGCTAAGTACGGTACTAGTAGATATGGTTCCGGAATCAAATATGGTGAAACAACTGCTATCAGTGTTTACTATAACTCTGGAATCACAGCTGTCTCTTCCGACTACAACACTATCCTTGTTTCATGGGGTCGTTTTAAAGAAGACCCTGCTGATGGAACTGTAGGCTCTAACTGGTATTGGAAGCTTACTAAGAGTTTTGTAGGAGGCTTAGACAACCCTGATGACGGTGTATACGTTACCGGTGGAATATATGGCGGAGCTAGCTCTAGCTTTGCTTTGTCATATTCAGATATTGACTACACCAACTCAGGTAAAGAGGTAACCTACACTCTTTGGGTTTTTACTGGTACGGCTACTAGTGGTGGTACTGGCGTTTGGGTTAACTGCGGCTCAGCTAGAACTGTTATTGTTGGGGATAACGGAACACTTGCACGAGTAACTTCTTGGCTTCCACGAGCATGGCTGAACAATGTTTCTGGTCAAGGAGATGCTCTAGGAGAACCAGAATCATCTAACACTCTAGTACAGATCCTAGAAGCTTTCTCTCTTACCTACGACATGTTTAGAGTAGAAGCTGACCTGCTAGCTAGAATTTCTGACAGCAACTACATCCCATCTATTATCTCTGAACAGAGAGTTTTAGACTTTGGCTTTAACTACGAAGTGTCTTTGGGAGATAGCTATAACCGATCATTGACTAGCCTTGGCTATTACATTGGAAAGTATCGTGGAACTGCTACAGCGATTAACCTATATACAAACGGCTTGACTCACTGGAACAATAACATAACTACAGGACACAATGTACTTCTAGACTATAACGATTCTTCTTTTGAAGAGTCTGTAGGAACATGGACAGCAAGCAGCGGAACCTGGGCATCTCTTGCTTATCCAGTATCTCCTACTACTCCTCAGCCCCCTACAAACGTTCTGTACGATTTAACTACTGTTCCTCGTAAAGCGGGATATGCAAAGCTTACAACTGCAGCTACAACTGCAGTAACTATTACTGGCTCTGTTCCTATCCCTATTAAAGCTAATACTAGATATGTATTTAGCGGATGGGTGCAGCACCTTAATACTTCTGCTACAGTCTCTACTACGATTACTTGGAAAGATAGATACTCAAATACTATCTCTACAACCACAGCGCCGACCGCAACGACTACAACTACTTTATGGCAAGAGTTTACTAGCAGCTCTGACTCAGGAAGAAACGGAAAGCTTTCTCCAATCAATGCGTACTTTGCTACGGTAACGATTACCGTAACTCCTAGTGCCGGAACATCTAGCGCCTACATCTTTGACTTCTTCCAGTTAGCTGAAGCCTCTAAGAGCTTTGAGTATGAGGATGCTAGGCGTGTAAGAGTCAACGTGCGTGGACAAAAAGAAAATTTTATTCCAAACCCTGACTTTGAATCAGGACTTCATTCCTGGTCTGGATATAACGGAACTCTTAGCACAGATACTACTACGGCAGCGGCTGTAGTTCACGGAACTAACGCCGGTCTGCTTACATCTACTGTGGCTGGAACAGCAGCATTTGTTTCAGACTGGATTGCTGTGGATCCTAATGCTACATACACCTTTAGTGGTTATGTAATGGGAAGCGCAGCCTTAAGCGCTACAGCGTTAATCGAGTTCTCTAGCCAAGCAAGTAGCTCTGCCCAAACAACAATCTCTACAGATACTAACGGTCAGTACTACCCAACCAGCATCTACTCGGCTAGCTCTACAGCAGTAACGCTATCCACAACTGCTACTAAGCAAATCTCTGTAACTGCTATTACTCCTCCATATGGACAAGACAGCGGATACCCGCTAGCTAAAGTCTCTATCTACGTTACTGGCGCATCTATTGGAACTAAGTTTTGGGTAGATGGTGCACTGCTTGAGCGCTCTCAATCTGCAAGCCCGTACTTCTCTGGAAGCGGCGGGATAGATCCTGCAAACCCATTGACAACTATCTATTACAATATTAACAACTGTCGTTGGGAAACACGCAACATGTTTAACTACATGTCTAACTCTTCCCTTGAAGTGGATACCTCAGACTGGGCAGCTGGATCTATTGGTACAACAACAGTTACTAGAACAGCCAGCGATAACGGATACACCACTGCCTTTAGCGGAACCTACTGGGGTAAGGCAGCATACACAACTACAGGATCTGTTACTGGAACTGCATACCTTCCATGGGCAGCAGTAGGTGGAGAAGATGTGGTTGTCTCTGTATATGTTCGAGGAGCTACAACAACCTACACTATCGGAACAGATTCCTATATCGTAGGAGCTACCGCAGCTACTGGTTGGACCAGAATCTCTACTGTACAAAAGCTAGCGGCTGGTGCCACTACAGTTGTATTCCAGATCTCTGTTAACTCAGGAACATACTTCCACTTTGATGCTGCACAGGTAGAGTACGGACGTCGTCCTAGCCCATACGTACCTATCACAGGTACGAACATCATCACCATCATCAATCCTACAAACGCTGCTAAGACTATCTATGCAACTCAAGGTGAAGCTGTTGGCGGGGCTAAAGGAAACTACTTCTACAACTATAATCTTAAAGCATCTCGTCTAAAGGCAACACTACCTTTGGTAGCTCCTATGGGCTCTACCACAGCTATTAAAACGGGTGTTGCTGACAATGACTACCAAGATCTTACAGAGTCTCTAGTACCTTCCGGATCTTTTGAAAAAGATCTAGGATCGTGGGTTGGAAATAACGCAACCCTTACTCGAGTAGTTTCTAGAGGATCGCTGTTTGGTGACAACGTGTCCCATGGACAAGCCTATGCTAAGGTGACAACAGTAAATGGAACCGCAGCTTTTGGTACATCTACAGGAAAGATTTACATAACTCCTAACAGTAACTTTGTAGCATCTATCGCTGTACGTCCTGAAACAAATGGCGCGGGAACTTATGCACTTGTTGCTACGTTCTACGATGCTAACAACGTCCAGGTCTATACAACTACTAAGACAGCCAGCGTTACTCTGCTTACTCGTTGGGCGTATATCTCTAACAGCTATGCGGTAGGAAATATCTCGGCAGCAGCATATGTAATCCTTACGGTTACTTGCACACCTACATCATTTGCTGCTGGTCAAGCTTTCGATCTTGACCGAGTTGTGTTCCGCCAGTAGTCTGTGGTACAGTAATTTATATGGACACTATATTAATTTCTGCTTTAGCTACCGCATGCATCTTGTCTGCGGTGGAAGCATTTCTACTTTCTATTGGCAAATGGCGAGGCCTATTGGGTATTGGACTTAGTATCGTGTTTTGTCTAACTCTCAATGTGGGGTTGAGACATTTAATACCGTACATGCTGTCGTCTACTTTCATAGGGCTCACGCTGTCCCTCTTAGTAGAACAGATCTTTACGGGCCTACCAAAAGGAGATTTGCCAAAGCGCATACCTCCGCGGTAGAATATTTATAAAGGGGGGAAAATGAAATCACCATACTCAAACCCGTATCTTTCTGCACGGGCTAAGGGAATCTTTGCGTTCTATTCTGAACTGGGTCGTCCAGTATCAGCCGATGAAATGTCTGCCGTCATGCCTGAGGGGCGTGACGCTATTCAGGCTGCCATAAATGAGCTACGACGAGCCGGGTATATCCGAACCACACGAGAGTGGAACGGCACCAAATGGATCAGTGTCATGAAGTTTACAAAAGAGGCAATAATGTCTAACCCTAAAGTTCTGAATACCGGATTTTCAGGGCTCTTGTATGACTATAGTGATACAACTATAAATGACTATAGTAATACTACTAATAGTAAACCTATAGTAGAAGTACTTCGTACTTCTACTATAACGAGGACTGCGTCCTCGAATGAGGAAGGAGCTGAGATGCCTTGGAATCTTGATGGGGAAGAAGAGAAGCCAGCGAAGGTTCGCGGCGAAGTAGATGAGGCTCCAGGATCCGTAGGTAAGATTCAGGACAAGGTTGCTATGCGGAAGGCTAAGTACGGCGGTAAAGGTTTGAGCACAGCCTCTGTAGATCACCGCAGCAACAAGCCTGAGGAAGAGTGGAACACCAAGGACCTAGTCTCAGAGTTCTCCTCGCTGCTTAACAACAGCTCTGCCGGACATCTAACGATGCAGTTGAATACTCAGCAGTTAGCTATCTGGATTAACAAGGCTGTAGGCAATGGGTCTACAAGACTTCACATCCTCGCAGCGATCAGAATGTTCTTTGAAGATCCTCGCAACTTAAACGGTGCGGGAGTAGGGGCTCCTCTGTGGCGTAAGTTCATCGGGTTCTATCAAAGCGTAGAAGGAAAGACTCTTACAGAGGAAAAGGTTGTTTATGAAGATGAAGCATTCTTAGCTCATCAAGAGAAGATGCTCAAGTTACTAGGAGGAGGCAAGTAATGTACGACATCAGCAAAGAGTCACCTACTGTCAAGCACGCTCTCCTGCGTGCCGAGGTACCTATGAAGACCTTGGGTATGGAGTTCTCAGACCTAGACGATTCTAAGGCAAAGTCGGTTACAGAATCTTGGGTCAGTACAGTCCAATCTGGAGTGGTCATTAAAAGCCCTGGAAGCCCCTCTAGCGGCCTCGGACTCCTATTGGTAGGGGAACCAGGTCACGGCAAGACTACACTGGCTTCTGTGGCCCTTCAAAGCCTAATTAGGACCATGTCCTTTTCTTCCTCCCAGCCGGGGGTATTTATGGACTACCCAAAGTTCCTACGGATGGAGAAAGAGTCTTGGACAGATCGAGATCTCAAGGAGAAGGTTAAAGAAATCTTTGGTGATGCAAAGTTCTCTATACCACTTTTTGTTCTAGATGACTTGGGAAAAGAGTATCGAACTCAAACAGGTTGGTCAGAGAATACATTTGATGCACTATTACGTGCAAGATTTAATGCAGGCTTACCAACAATCGTAACTACAAATGTACCGCTAAGCAAGTGGAGAGTCACATACGGAGAACCAATGGAAAGCTTTGCGCATGAAGCTTTCGTATCAGTTGCTGTAGAATCGGAGATGGGGGATCGACGCAAATGAAAGAGAAGACATTGAACTGGATGATTACTCAGATTTTTTTATCTGACACAGGTGTTCATGAAGTGCATGTTAACAACAACAGTCATAAGTTGCGTTGCAATTGTCCGGGGTTTGAGACCCGTGCTTCTTGTAAGCATACTCGTTTTGTCCAAACTAAGATGGACAAGAACGGTGGCATCTATCCAGTAGAAGTATCGAACCGTGTAGATAAGGATCAGAGTCTTATGGCTAGTGAAGATCCTATAGCGTTTAGAGAGTTGCTCGTCAACTACGGCAAAATCGAAGCGCTTTAATTATGAAGGGGGGCGATATTTCAAATGAAGTTCCTAAAAGAGTATTGGTTGCGGTTGATTGCCTACTCAAGATTGAACCTAAGGTTAATAAGGTTCTGGGTCTTCGTGTTCCGTATCAGGAAGTTACCTATGATCGACAAGCGCTTGCGCACTTCTGGCGCTTCAGAGAAAAGAACGACTATGTTCTTGAACTGGTTGGCTTCGAACGTTCTCAAAAAGAAATGGACCAAGTCCTAGAAGACTTGGACAACCTGGGTACAAACCCGTTTAACTATTCAAAAGCTTACAACGTAGTCTCCGATCTTGTAGCGGAGCTTCCGTATAGGCCAGAAGTAAAATATGTTATCGATATGCCTAGTCGTGGATTGCGGTATGGGCATTGGTATTTAGAAGAGGGGGCGACATATGGCAGCAAATAATGAAGAGCGCTTGTTATCCAAGGCTATTCGAGACAGAAACATCAAGCCGCTTATTGAGTGCGGTGTTCAAGACGACTGGTTCTTTAATGACTTGAACCGTCAGGTGTGGAAGTTTATTGTCAAGCACAACGAGAAGTATGGAGAAGTTCCTACAGCGGTAACGTTTAAGGATAACTTCCCTACCTACACGCTTCTTGCTGTAGAGGATAGTATCGATTATCTGCTAGACCAGCTGATCGAATACCGTAAGCGTCAAAAGACTATCGATGCTTTACTGGATGCTCAGCAGGCTGTGTCTCAGCAGGATCACAACGCTGCTTTGCAGACTATGGCGCAGGCAGCCCAAGTTCTTATGAACGACGGCATGCGAGAGTCTTTGGATGAAAACCTCAGCGATAATCCTATGGAGCGCTATGACGAGTACATGTCTATCAAGACTCGTCCTAACGGTCTACTCGGTTTATCTACTAGTTTTAAAACCATTGACGACATTACTTCTGGTGTCATGAAGCAACAGCTCTGGACAATCGCTGCTCCTCCTAAGACAGGTAAGTCAGTGCTTGCAATGCAGATGGCTATCAAGGCTCAGGATGAGAACCAGCGTGTCATGTTCCAGTCGTTTGAGATGACTGCTCGTGAAATGAAGACTCGCTATGATGCTATGCGTTCTCACATATCGCACAAGCGTTTGATCACCAGCTCGTTGAACCCAGATGAAGAGAAGAGCTTTCTCGCACACCTAGCTATTGATCGTGATGATTTCTGGATGCCGGACACAGTGGCTTCTAGAACTATCACCGGTCTCTGTGCAAAGGTAGAGAAGTACCAACCTGACATCTTGTTCGTTGACGGTATGTATCTTATGTTTGATGAAGAGACTGGCGAAACAGAGTCAGAGCGTTCACTTCGTAGCCTTACTCGTGGTATGAAGCGTGTGGCTCAACGGTATGATATTCCAGTTGTAGTCAGTACTCAAACTCTGCGATCTAAGATGCGCGGTGGAAAGGTGACTGCTGACTCTATTGGTTACACGTCATCATTCTTACAGGATTCAGACATCGTTCTAGTTCTGCAGCGTCAAGATGAAGAGGACGATAGCTCTCGTTCTCTAACAGTGGCAGCAAGTCGTATTTCAGGAATGGGATCCACAGATCTACTGTGGGATTGGGAGGAGGGTCGTTTTGAAGAGTATGCAGCCTTTTCAGGTATCCAGTCCATTTGATGGGACTCAGCTTTGTTCCATGTATGATACGGATATCTTTTACCCGGAAGAGTACACAGAAGAATCTGTAGCTAAGGCTAAGAGCATCTGTGGAGACTGCTGGTTAAATACAAAGTGTTTATCCTATGCAGTAGCTAATAGAGAAAACGAAGGCGTATGGGGCGGTACTACTCCTCGTGAGCGTCGCCTAATGTTACGAAGGAAAAAGAAGTGATGGATCTAAGAGGAGATCCTATTCACGTATGTATCTGTGGTTCCAAGCTTTGGATTCTTCATGCAATGTTTGAGGACTACGAGATCTCTATGTACTTCACGGAGATGGAGTGTGCGCTCTGTGGCTCTAAGGCCACAGCGCCCACACCTATAGACAAGCCAGGTTATTTGAAGGAGGACTAATGTATTCAGAGGGTTCAGTAGAAGGCGTGCTGCTTACGCTGGGTATTGAAACAAACCAAAGAGGCGACGAGCTTCTTGGTCTATGCCCTATGCACTTAGAGCGTACCGGTCAGCAAGACAACAACCCTTCGTGGTCTATGAATGCTGAGACTGGAGTTCATCATTGCTTCTCTTGTGGCTACAAAGGAACACTTCTAACCTTAGTTGCTGAACTTAAAGAGTTCACTACTCAGTGGGGAATCATTGACTTCGATGCTGCCAAAGAGTGGCTTAGAAATAACATCGAGGTTAACTTCGAATATCTTGCTCGTCAGTTGGAAGAGGCTCGTACATCCTACGTACCTATCCCAGCTCCCGTAGGTATGAGCGAAGCACGTCTGTCGATTTTCGACGCACTTCCTCCTGAGTGGGCTTTGTCTGCTAGAGGGTTGAACGAGGATGGCTGTGTACTCTATGGGGTTAAGTGGAACCCTGCAACCAACTCCTGGATCACACCTATCCGTAGCCCACAATCTCACAAGCTTATGGGCTGGCAGGAGAAGAGTCAGACTCAGCGATTGTTCCGCAATCGTCCTACCGGCGTAGCTAAGTCAAAGACTTTGTTTGGTCTAGATGTATTCAAGGGAGGAACTATGATCGTAGTAGAGTCTCCTTTGGATGCCGTACGCCTAGGATCATTGGGAATTGCAGGAGGCGTCTCAACCTTTGGAGCTTCTGTAAGTAACGAGCAGGTTCAGCTTATGAAGCAGGCGGACAAGCTGATCATTGCTATGGATAACGATGCTGCCGGTAATAAAGCAGCGGTAGATCTTCTCAGCCGTACCCGTAAAGAAGGTATGGAATGTTGGTTCCTAAACTATCAGGATAGTGAATTCAAAGATATTGGCGATATGCCAGAAGATTTGGTACACTATTGTATAGGGGGGTCAAAACATTCCGTATTCGGAGAGTCCGCTATTAAGGGGTAATAAAATTATTACGATAAACATAGGAGTATTCCTGTTAGTACTTGCTGGAATTATTTTTCTTTTCAGCCTTAATCAAAAAGATTAAACTTGCGTAACTTGTTTTATGTGTATACAGTTTCACTGAACCACCACCCGTACACTAACTAAATCGGAGAATACAAATGGTAATGGCAATTATTCTTGTTCTACTTATCTTGGGCGGCCTAATTGGTCTTCCTTACTCACGCAAATCAACCGACACCGACCTTAAAGCCATTGGGACTGGAGTCTCTTTGGGTGCATTGGTAATTGGAATCATTGGATTGTTTTTTAGCAGTTTCACGGTCGTACAGGCCACGCAAGTAGGCGTACCTGTGTCTTTTGGGCACGTTGGTAAGCCGCTAGATAACGGCATTCACTTTGTTGCGCCTTGGACAAACGTTGAGGAATACCCCATTCGTCCTCTCACAGTTCAACTAACAGGCAACGAAAAGGTAATCGCTCGTACTGCAGATGCTGGACAGATGTCCGTAGAAATTGCGGCTCGTTGGCGTGTAGAAAAGCAAGACGCTGAAAAACTTTACTACCAGTCTCGCACAGGAGACTTGAATGCGATTAGCGATAACATCGTTCTTCCTAACCTTCGTCAGGCTGTAGGTCAGATTTACTCAGTAACGGGTAACTTGGACGCTATTTCTAACCGTGACAAGGTTGCAGAGGATATTCGTATCCAACTCAACAAACAGTTGATTCCTTACGGAATTACCGTAGACACTGTAAGCATGCGCTCAGTAGAACCTGACGCTGCTACTGCTTCTACAATCTCGCTGTATGCAAGCCAACAACAGGCTACCCGTATTGCTCAAGAGGCAACAAAGACTGCAACAATCGAAGCGCAACGTCGTTTGATTGAAGCACAGGGTCTTAAGACAGCCGCTTCTGCAGCAGCAGGTATGACTGCCTCTGAGTTGCAATCTGTCTGTATGCAGGTATGGCAACAGGTAATTTCTAAGGGAATTGATAAGGGCGTGCCTGTGTACACCAACCCTTGCTCTTCTGCTACTAGTTCCGTGATTGTCAACGGTAAGTAATTTAAGTGAGTTCTAAACTCAAGGCACTAATCGCTGGGATTGCTGTAATAGCAGTCCCAGCCTTAGGCTATTTAATCTTCAAAGCAGCAGTGGGAATTGACCACTGGCAACGGGCTAAAGAGCCTCTTATTTGCGTGAAGTCCCATACAGTTGACCACTCCCATTACGGCTATGGATTAGGTCCTGATGGAAAATACAGTTATCATTGGATATTCGATACACGAACGATTTGCGACAAGACCGCACCTAATCCATATTACAAGGGGAATAAATGATTACCGATTCCTTCTCAAATATGAAGCCTATTGGTTGGTACGGCGTTGCTGGTCATAGGTTTTATACTCCAGATTGGGTAGACTCAGAAACAGGTATCAAGGGGTACCGTTGTGAAGAATGTGAAAAATACGTTTTAGAAAAGGAATCAAAATGATTATTGGACTATCAGGATACGCACAGTCAGGTAAAGATACTGTAGCTAAGTTTTTAGTAGAGAACCATGGCTTTGAACGCATCGCCTTTGCAGACAAGATTAAAGACCTGCTCTATGAGATGAGCCCAGTTGTTAATTTTGATTTGGATGGCGGAGGCTATGATTTGAGATACGCAGTCGATACCTATGGATGGGATGCTGCTAAGCAGGAGCCGGAAGTTCGCCGTCTACTTCAAGACTTAGGCGTAGGTGCCCGCAAAGTATTCGGGGATAACCACTGGGTTGTAGAAGCAACAAAGTTCTTAGATAGAGATAAGAATTATGTTATTACCGATGTCCGCTTTCAGAATGAGGCTGACTGGATCAAGTCTGTTTTCTCCGGTGTAATCTGGAGAGTAGAGCGTATCGGCATCGATGCGGTCAACGACCATGTGTCAGAGCATGACCTAGATAACTGGGAGTTTGACGCCTACATCCACAACAACACCTCTCTAGAAGATCTAGAGTTTGCTGTTAAGACTAGATTGATGCAGTACGTATAATGTGGTCTTGGGTACTAGCTCTTTGTGGGATCACAGGGACATATATTGTAGGCACCAAGAATAAGCTGGGCTGGGTGGTCTTGTTTTTTAATGAGACTCTGTGGCTTATCTACGCCACGCAGACTAAGCAGTATGGGTTTTACTTGGGGTCAATAGCCTACATGACTGTGTACGTAAAGAACCATAGAAGTTGGACAAAGGCTGAGTAATGTCATTTACAGGAACACTTTTACCTTATCAGGTCGAGGCCGTAGAAGCCATGGTATCTCGTAAGAAGATGCTGGTGGCCTACGACCTTGGCCTGGGCAAAACTGTTCTTACTATTGCCGCACTTGAA